AGTTTATTTATAAGTTGTCTGATAATATGTTAAAAAATATCAATTTCTTCGGTCACACTTGAAAATTAGTTAAAATAATTACTTGACAAATTGAAATTAGTTGTTCTAGAAATATGTATGATATACATGATATATATGATATATTTTTGTATATAATATTTATGCACAGTGACAATGGTAAAAAACGGCTAAATATGCTATACTAGATAGGAAAGGAAGTGTTTATATGAACCCATTTTTAACACCGGAATACATCCGAAACAACATGACCGAAAAGGAATCAAGAAAGACATATAGCCGCTTACGAAAGAACGCTATGAGTAGACTTAAAAGATTAGCAGATAGTGAATTTAGACGCACACCGGTATATCAGCAGAACAGAAAAGGCTTTCCTTTGTTGAAAGACATAGCACCACGAGACTTACCATATTATCTCACGCAAGTATCCGATTTTTATTTCGCAAAAAGTACAACTCTACGATATCAGAAAATTCAAAAGCGTAAGAACTTGCGGTCATTTAAAGCTAAAGGTTTTAACATCAAAGAAAGTGACTACTGGCAGTTTATCGACTTTTTGAACGACTGGCATGATAACAACCTAGAAAGATTATACGGCTCGGAACGTGTATACGAACTTTTTGAAAACATGAAAGAAAAAAATATAAGCCAGGACGATATCACTAGAAACTTCGATATGTGGCTTGAGAAGTCAGACGAACTAGAAGATATGGAAACCATAAAAGGAGCTAGTGCTGATTATTATAGGGAGAAGCTAGGCATATGATATATGTTAAAAACGAGACTATCTATGAATATGAAAAGGACGATATGACACCCATTTATTATTATGTCCGCAACCGTGATATATTAAAGCGTCAGCGTGGAAATCAGCGCACTAAAAACAGCCACTTTTATTATAAGGATATAATAGCAACATTTGATATCGAAACAAGCCGTTTTATTGAAAAAACAGCACCACGTTCCGACTTAATCGACCAGTCTTTTTGTTATATCTGGCAGATGTCACTAAACAATGACTATGTGATAATAGGCAGGACGTTAGCAAGCGCACTAGATTTTTTAACACAAATAGACAAAAATTTAATGCGTGACGAACGTCTTGTTATATATGTACATAACTTGAGTTACGAATTCCAGTTTTTAAGCGGTCTTGCCCGCTTTAAAACAGAGGACGTTTTTTGTATTAAAAAACGTAAAATTTTAAAGGCGGTATTGTGGGACACTTTTGAGTTTAGATGTAGCTATTTGCATAGCAATATGGGGTTAGCTTTATATACAGAAAAAATGCAAGTTGAACACGCTAAGTTAGACGGTGTCCAATTTGATTACAGCAAGCTACGCTACCCGTGGACGCCGTTAACTGATTACGAAATTTTGTATAGTGTTTATGATGTCATGGGGTTAGTAGAGTGTATTAAAAAAGAAATGGAAATGGACGGTGATACACTATATACTATACCTTTAACGTCAACAGGCTATGTGCGGCGTGACGCTAAAGAATCATTAAAAAAATTAGGTAGAAATTATCTTAAAAATATGGAGATAGACTACCATATTTATGAGTTACTAAAAGAAGCGTTTCGTGGCGGCGACACACACGCTAACCGTTATTTTAGTGGTAAAATAATTGAGAATGTACACAGTGCGGACAGGTCTAGCAGTTATCCAGATGTGCTTATAAATTGTCAATTTCCTATGTCGCAATTCGCACCGTTAGAAAATCCGAACACCGAAAAAGTAATTAAATATCTCACACAATACAAGCGTGCTTTGCTAATGCGTGTACGCTTTAAAAACGTATGTCTACGGCGTATAGACCACGGCTGTCCGTATCTTACAAAAGACAAGTCCAGACACATTAAAAACGCCACATTTGATAACGGTAGAATACTCGAATGTGAAGAAATGGAAACTACTCTCACAGACATTGATTTTAAGATCGTGCTCAAAGAATATGATATAGAGTGTATGGAATTTAGTGATGTATACCATGCTAGATACGGAGACTTACCGGAAGAACTAAAAGACGTAGTACGCACATACTATGTCAGAAAAACAGAATTAAAGGACATAGACGGAAAAGAAGTCCTCTACACCAAAGAGAAAAACAAGCTAAATGCGTGCTACGGTATGATGGCACAGGACGTTGTGAAGATTGCTATACTATTTAGTGACGAGTACGAAAAGCTATACGCCGAGGACGAAACGGACGATAAAGAAGCTAACTTTGAAAAAAACAATAGCAAACGCTTTTTAAGCTACGCATGGGGAGTATGGTGTACCACATTAGCACGCTACGCTCTACACGCCGCCATGTGGATAGTAGAGGACACACCAGACGCATACTTTTTGTATTGTGACACTGATAGTGTCAAATATATAGGAAATGTGGACTTGACACCGTTTAATAAAAAAGCACTGTCCAACAGCAAGAAGAATAAAGCATACGCCACCGATAAACATGGTGTTATCCATTATATGGGTGTTTACGAGCAGGAAAATGATATGCTACGCTTTAAGACGCTCGGGGCGAAAAAATACGCGTATGAAGCCATAAATAAAAAAGGTAAAAAAGAATTACATTTAACGTTAGCTGGAGTGTCGAAAAAAGACGGAGCGGAGTATTTAGCAGTACACGGTGGGCTAGAATCTTTTTGTGATGGCTTCGCATTTCCAGAGGACGGCGGGGGCGGCAATGAAGCGGTCTATAATGATAGAACTAACATTTATATCAATATAGACGGACACACGCTAAATGTTACTAGAAATGTTTGCATTAAAGAATCAACGTATACGTTAGGATTAACACCAGAATATTCCGAGTTGTTAGATGGTTACAAAGAATACAATGTTTTATCTTAATAATTTTGTGCAATTTGTATATTGTAAAAACGACCTGTTATGATATAATAATACTTGTAAAGGAAACCAGGATATGAGGACGAGACGACGGGGCTACGCACAAGTAACATGGCAGTTTGCTACGAATAATAGACAGAGTGCGTGAAGAATAAGTGAGGTCCTTTAAAGGAGTCAGAGAAAATAGAAACGGCATGTCAACGCTGATAAAGTCTAAGCCAATTAGCACAGTGAACATATAACAAGAAGTCGTTGAATGGAAGAACTGGCCGCGGGAGACGACACAGCACCTTTACATCATAAGAATTATTACCGACCTATCGGGAGAAAGGAAACAATATGGATTTAGAGAAAAAAATCAAAGTAACAGTGCCAATCTATGAAGTGTTAGTCACTTCTTTAGACAGCACAGGAACGCCGCATAGTGTTGTGTTAGACTACACTGAAAAGAAAGACAAGCGCTATCTTTTAGCAGAAGCTAAAAAGAATGCGGCAGACGGTGAACGCGTATTATCGGCAGTAAATATCGGTACAAGAAAAGAAACCTACTTACTGCCGCTTACAACGGTATTAAGCGCGGAGAGAGTATCAACAGAAAAAGAAGAAAAGGAAAGTGAGGAATAGTAAATGAGAAATTACGAATTTTTAAAATGCGGAGAGACATTAAGTGGAAAGGATAAGTACAGATATTCGCAGGGCGCGGAAAACGTAAAACTGAAAGAAGTAGCCGGAGAAAAAATCACGGTTAAAAACTATGCTATTATGGCACAGAAAAATGTGGATGATGAAACCGGAGAAGTGACAGAAGAAAAGATCTTGCTTGCTATCGAGGACACTGACGGAAAAATCTATGTTACTAACAGCCCTACCGCACGAGAAGCATTTACCAATATTATTAGCTTTTTAGCAGATGATAACGTTTCAACCGGATTCGAAATCGGTGTTGTAATTGGAAAGTCGAAATCAGACCGTGAGTTTGTCACGGTCACATTATAAAAACTTATAAAAGCCCGCCATATAGAGCGGGCTTTTTTTTTGAAAGGAGAAACTATGGAATTATATCAAAAAAATGGCTATCTCAACACTGACTATGTGCTGTCGCTCAGATGTACATTTAATTTAATCACCGGCGGACGTGGTACTGGTAAGACTTTTGGTTTACTTGACACCGCTATAAGACAGGGAAAAAAATACATATATCTACGCCGTACGCAGACCAATATTGATTTGATAGGAACGGAAGAATACTCTCCGCTTAAGTCAATAGAGCGTGTGCGTGGTATCGAAACGACAACCAAAAAAATAAATAAATATGTAGCCGCACACTACCTCGGAGAGAATCCCGAGCCGCTAGGCTATTGCATGGCTCTATCCACGTTTGCTAATGTGCGGGGGTTTGACGCGTCAGACGTTGAGTGGCTTATTTTTGACGAATTTGTGCCGGAAAAAAACGCGCGAAAAATTAAAGATGAGGGAGAAGCGTTTTTAAACTGCTATGAAACAATTAACCGAAATCGTGAATTAGAGGGCACCGAACCTGTTAAGGTATTTTGTTGCGGCAACTCAAATAATATCAGCAATCCGGTTTTTATCAGTTTTGGAATGGTAAACATAGCACGCCGCGCGCAGAAATCCGGCAGAGAAGTTACAGTGCTAAAAGATCGCGGTATAGCATACATTAACTTGTCAGATAGCAAGATTAGTAATCTCAAAAAAGATACCGCTCTATATAGAGCGTCTAAAAACAGAGCATTTAATTCCATGTCTCTTGATAACGATTTTGGAGAGACTACGGACGACATTAAAAGTTATAATCTGCGCGGCTTAAAATGCGTCGCGGCAATAGATGATATATTCGCTATTTATCGTCTAAAAGACGGACGTTATTATGTATCAGAGCATATAAGCGGTACGCCACAAGTTTTTACAACCGCGGAAATTGACTTAAAACGTTTTAAATTAAAATACCCGCGCGTTATGTCAGATTATTCGCGAAATCTTGTGACATTTGAAAGCGACTTTTGCTTGTCAGTTTTCGCGTCAATTTTAACGTGATTTTTTTGTGCATTTTGTATATTGTAAAAACAGGCAATTCTGGTATAATAATACTTGCAAGGAAGATATACAAAAACAACATGAAAAGGAGAATGAAGAATATGAGAAAAATAACTAAAAGAATGGCGCGTGAAATCTATACAAGAGGCTTTTGCTTAACAAAGAAATATGAGTATTACGAAAACATGGAAAATGGCGGTATTTATCGCGTGCCAATAGAAATGTTAGGTACGACAGAATTACTAGATGAGGATAATCACGAATTTGTTTGTACTCACGCAGAAATGTGCGATTTAGCATTTTAGAAAAAGAGGTAAAAATATGTTAGCAGAACCGTTAGTTGAATTATTAGATAACGTTGTGACCGCTTTTGGTCGCGGCGTAGCTATAATATCATATGATAAACGTGAATTATACGCTGTTAGAGTGAAAGATATTATCATTGATAATGAAAGAAATTCGATTGAGTTCCAATCGCCGGAATATATCAATAGCAACGGTGATATTGTAAGAGATAAACATTATATGAAAATGGAAAAAGTAGAGATCACGCTTTTATAGCGTGATCTCTATACTTTTATTAAGCAACGGTAAACTCCACATTCACTTGCCAATTATGAGCACCACCCACACTTACGCCATCGATGGTGAACTGATAGTAGCTTTCTCCTTTGTTTAAAAAAGTAGCATTGTGACCGACACCGTCAACGTTGCAAGCGGTAACAGCTATATTATAATTATTCCCGTTTAAATGCGGCGGAAATGTGGCAGTCACATAAATCTTTCCGGCACTATCAGCCGGAGCAGTTCCAACCATGCTTTGAACAAAATGATTTTCAATTACGTTTAGACCCGGTATGCCGCTATTATTAGCGCACCCAGTGCCACATCTAATATTAGCGTCGTCGTTAGGCAGATAGCTTTTCCATGTGCTTTGAACACCTGTTGCTTTGCGGAACTGAATGTTAAGATAACCGGCGTAGTCTGTCCAGTTTCCCGAAAATACAACGGTCATAATACTTGTTACATTGCCGTTGCTATAACCGGCATCGTCAATTACTACTGCTTTTCCAGATGTATGGTTAAAATAACAGTTGTTCACAATCAGATATTGATCTTGTCTATTGGGATATGCAGAGTTATGAGCATATAGATTAGGCTGAGAACCGTTGCCGATAAGTTGGCAATCGTACAATCTCAAATGTGTATTAGTGCCGCTACCATAACCAATAGCCGCACCACCCTGTAAACGGCAATTACGGAACGTGACGACACCGCTAACATTAGTGTCTAAAGGGTCGACATGAACGGCGTAAGTGCTAGTTACTGTGTTGCGAATTGTGAGATTATAAAACGATACATCACCTTGAATATGAACAGTACAATCTGGGTACTCTCCGGCGTAGTAAATTTGTACGTTATTATTAGGTACATTTCCTAATCCGAAAAGAACTAGACCGTGTATGTCATTATACACTAACTGTTCGTGATAGTCCCCCTGTTCTATTAGAACCGTATATCTATTGCTAAGTGACATGCCTTTACTAATCGCATAATCAATAGCCGCTTTGATACTGTTAAACATGACACCGTTAGAGTGACCGACTGTTAAAATGTAGCTATCACGCACATAAACTTTATCCATGTAGCTATTTAAGTTATTTAGTTTAGCGTTAATCTCTCCTAATAATGTTTGGTTAATCAATGCGCCCATTGTGCCGTTATCAATCAAACGCTGAATTTCTTCCGCTATGGCAGTATCGACATCGAGTGAGGAAAAGTAGTTATTGACATATTCCTTTAATTCCTCAAAAGACAGCCCTAAATTCTTGACTTTTTCAATGCAGTCTCTAACCTGTTCTAAAATCCAGTCAGCGTTCAGTTCGTGAAAATTTGCATAGGGAAAATTCTGGTAACTCATATATAATCATCCTTTCTTTTTGAAAATGTTTCATGTGAAACATTTAGTAATTTAATAAACAAAATTCGTTAATAAAATCGTTGCAAATACGGTCGTAAATATTAAATTCCGCAACCGCGCGTTCCTGTTCAATCATGTTCTGTGTCGTCATTGTGCCTATGTTTCCATGCACACGACCTGTGTGTTTACTTTCTTTTTTCGTGTCGCGGTTATCTGTTCCGGCGGCGGCACTGTTACCATCGCGCGTAAATGATATGTCCGGACGTTCAAAAGCTGTGATATTGTTTTGGTCGGTTTGCCAAAGGTTAGTAGTGTTAAACGCGGTATTATAATTTTTGTTTTCTGTGTCGGTCTGCGTCACACCCTTATCCTGACCGTGATCGAAATAGTTACCGCTACTAGATGTAGTACCGTTTTCGTTGCCGCTTTCGTTGTCACTCCATTCCTCGTTTCGGTCGTAGTTTTCAATCGGATTGTAAGTGTATTCCGTAGTTTCAATCAAATGTTCCCAAACATGGGCGTGCGTGCCGCTCCAATAGTTTATATATTTTTTCAGCAGTTCCGGCTCGGCGTACAGAATTTCCAACTCTGCCGCACGAAATAAGATCAGATTAACAAGTATATTTTTGTCAATATGCTTTGGCAGAATAAACTGATCGAAAATTGTAGGATCGTGATTATAAATCCCCAGTATACTGATCCACATTTTCATCACTTCCTTTCTGTTCCGGTGGGAATCTCCATTCCACGCTTAGATTAGTACCAAACATGGCGTTCACTTTTTCGTAGCTTTCTTTTAAATTCTCGAGCCACATAGCCGCCATAGTATATGTGTCTACGTTGTTGGCGTTTACTTCATCAGCAATCATGCGTTCCTTTTTTGACAAGTTTGCGTTTGGTATACCGATCGTGGTATTAAAAAGAGCGTCTATTTTGTCAAGTGCGGAAAGAGTTTTGTCTGCAATATAATTCTGCGCCACGTTTTGGAACGCGACCGGAAGTTCGATTTTCCCGGTGCTTTCATTAAACATCCGGCTATCCATAAATGTAGACGGTTCGCCACGGTATATTTCATCACACATTTTTTTAAACGTTTCCGCTTGTGCTTTGTTTTTAGCGGCGAAGATGTAACTTAAATGACTGTTTAACAAGTTGACATTTGTTGTCTGCATTGCTAGGGTGCGCATATCAGCAAACGTGGCTACTATATCAATAGGCGGCGTATAATCGTATTGCAATTTTACCAGTTCGCATTCAACACCGATTTTCGGATTGAGAATCCCGCGCAGAAGAGGGTTAGCAATCTGACAATGTGTCGGCTGGTACATCACGTTATAACCGCTAATACCGCAAGCCTGCGGTATAATGCCGAATTTATCAGTATTAATAACAGCGAAAAAGCCCCATCCGTAAAGAGAGTATAACGTGTAGTTCTTATCCCAATTTTCGGGAAATCTGTGCTTGAATACGCTTAATAACTTGTTAAAATAGTACCGATAATTAAACGCGAAAGTAATATTATCGCGCGAATGTACAGTACTCGGAAAGATATTTCCATTGTAGGCATTAATGCCGGGATAGTTAATTGGCAATTTATTCATAAAAAAACCCTCCATTCATGTATGATTTTACCGCCGCGAGTTCACCGGCGTAACCGTCTATTGCTATGTCGGCAGAATTTACTAAAATGTAACCGGATAACGTGTTAATTACACGTTTTTGCATAAGCGGCCTACCAATATCGTCATTGTCCTCGTCAACAATATGAATATATTCAATGTATAGTGTCATAAGTTCGTCAATATTACCGAAAAAACCTTGACTTCCTGTTACTTGTAACTGGGGCATTAACGACTTAATAGCATTCCCCACGCCAGTTATTGTGGCGGCAGATGTCGTGGTCGCCGCTACGGCATTCCCGACAGAGGATAGACCGGAACTTGTCGGTATGTTGAAATCTGGAAATTTTGCCTGTGTGTCCTCTACTGCTTTTTCAAATTGAGCAATTTGCGGATCGTTACTTTGGACTAAAAGAGTGTTGGCAGTACCGACTAATGCGTTTGACACTCCTTGAGCCATTGCGAGACTTACGCCGATCTGTGCATAGTAAATACCGAGCAAGTTTCCGCCGCTGTAAACAGAGAGAGAACCTAATCCATTAGTAACATCACATTCGATATTGCAAACAATCGTATTATCTGACACCTTGAAAAGATCAATCGGTATCAATCCAAAAGGCTTGCAAGAAAGATTAGCTCTGGTAAACGGGTTTTTATTCAAAAAAACACCCCTATCTGACTGTGGGTGGTCTGCTATTGTCAAGTTGATAGCGGGCAGTCCTATTGACGGATTTATAAGAGCGCGTCCGGTTGCTCCCTCCACCGTCCAAAAACCGACTTTTATCGCGTCAACGTTCGCCGCCGGAACTGAGAACGGAACATAGACACATGATACAATATAACTAATCGGGTTCAGTATCGCGAAAGCAAGATCGTCTGTGAACTGATAGTTTCCTTGTGTTAAAAGCCAATTCATAATGTATGCTATTTCCGCGCTATCCATAACATAATAAGATACACTTCCAGTCCTCCCGACAGTGCCGTTAATAACTCCCAATATATAAGAGCCGCCAGTTGCACTCATGCCGCTACTTTCAAAAACTTTCGATGTTGTAACATAATTTAAAGCGGGGTAGCGCGTGTCAACAACGCGCCCATCATGCGCACTTGCCGCGCGTAAGACATATTGTGTTGATGTACCGATAAATTCTTTAAATGTCGCCATAACGTCAACAGCTAAAAAGACCGCCCACTGTCCGTTGTTAGTAACCCACTCTTTAACATAATAATAACGCTTAAATTCTGGAATATATGCATAATTCCAGTTGACCGGATTTAGAGGTCTACCGTCCGCGCTTTGTAAAGTCAAAAGCAAAGTGGGGCTTAAAATCCCACTTTGCAATTTGAAAACACCGTCATAAAAAGTAAATGTGTCTAGCGCTGGTCTTTTGGTACTGTTTTCCCTTTTTGAAAACTGTGTAAAGCCAATCTGCATATTAACACTTCCTTACTCTAATAAAAATACAACGGCGTTTTCCGTAAAATCGTTCCAATACCTATCAGTAAAATGGAAATAAATATTTGAATAACCACCAGCCGCATTGAATGGTGTGGTAGCTGTCCACTGGTTTACCACTGTGTACCCCATAGCTTCTATATCACACATAAGTCCAAACACGTTTGACGTAACAACCGCTTCTTCCTCTACTTTAGTCGTGCCATCCGGCAACAAATACTCCGGCTTATTATTAATACCCATAGGTGTATCAATCGACTGCCAGAAATTGACCTGTTCAGTGTATGCCAGTTTCAAAAAATCTGGATTGAATACATCAGAAAGAACAGATGTTCTAATGTTATTTAATTCTGGTGAATATAAGTAGAGTGACTGCATACTCGGCGGAGTGTGGCGTGCAATCTCGTGATCCGTAACGTTAATGTGGTATTTCACGGTTCTTTCCGTTAGCAAAGAAGAAATCGAGGAAATATAGCCATACATCCATTTTACAAAAGGAACAAAGTTCTGCGGCTGTTTAACTGTGTCCGGTGTGAGTGTCAATCCTGTCATATCGTTATAAACCGTAACTAACTTAATAACGTTAGTTGTGTCACCTTTTACTTTGCCGTTAATAAAGTTTGCGACTGTTGCGCGTGCTAACGATTCGTGCGCCTGTTCGATCGTGTCGGACAAATTCTGTGCCACCATAGCGAGAAAACGTCCGAACTCTTCCATGCTCGAAAAAGCGACGTCTAACTGATCGCGAAATACCGTATAATGCGTCTGAAAAGTTTCCTGTCCATACATGTTTACCTGTAATACTTTCGGTTTGCGAACCTTATACATATCAACGGAGATATTATCCTCTAATGTGTACCGCTGATCGTCTTCAAATGGTAGATCTGACAAGTTGAGTTTGCGGACATGATTTCCATAGCGAATTTCATCCGCTTCAAGTCCTTTAAATTTCCGCGTATATGGACGTACGGAAAAGATCGTGCGGGAAAGAACCTGTGAAATCGCTTTCAGTGTAGCATCATAATCCTGTTTTAAGACGGTCGTTGCAACGCTGACAAAATTTTCCGGCGTTACGGTGCTGATTGTTTTTGATCCTGTTACCTGTGATAATACGTCATTAAGCACTGCGCTTGTCTGTTCAATCGTTAATGTGTTCATTATTTTTCACTTCCTTTCTGTGGCGGGTTAATGATCGCCGCTAATGCCTCATCTGCTGTCATGGTTTTCGGCTGTTCGGAATGCATAATAGCGTTTGACTGTACCGCTTTTGTAAGTGCTTCAATCTGCGCTCCTAAATCGTAAGTATTCTGCATGGTCTGCATGGTCTGCGGCTGTTTGACGGTGTCCGGCGTCTGCGTGGACTGCGGTGTCTGCAGTGTCTGCGGAGTCTGCATGGTCTGCGGAGTCTGCATGGTCTGCGGAGTCTGCGGAGTCTGCATGGTCTGCGGAGTCTGCGGAGTCTGCATGGTCTGCATGGTCTGCATGGTCTGCGTAGTCTGTGTTTTTTCTGCTAATTCTAACGCCAAGAGAGCGTTAAACATATTAAAAAGATTTTCTGTTTTCATTTTTAAAAGTGTCCTTTCTTTAAATATTTGTTTACAAGTGACTGCACTTTAGCATAATTGTAACCCATAGCGGTTACTTTTTTACGGCGTGTTTCACCATTTCCGTAAAATCCCTTAATACAATTAGCCGCCACGTTGATATATGCGCTTTCGCTAGGCTCTGCTTTTGCCATTATGTCACCAGACAAAAAGAGTGCTTTTTCTGCTTCGCGCCGTTTAACAAGTCCTGTAAGTTTCTTGCCACCGGCATGGCAGTAGCGCGGCATAGCTTCTGCGATTTCTTTTCGCGATCTTTTCCCATTTGCTACCAATTTGTTCACGTTTCCTGTTCCTAAATTAAAAGCGAAAGATACAAGAGCGTCAAATTCTGACTGGCTAAAGTGATATGTATTATACCATGTGTTTACTGCATTTTCTGCGGCAACAACGTCCGAACGTAAAAAAGCGTCTGCCTGTTCGATTGTGATTTTCTGATTTCTACGAACATTTCTTGTGTGACCGTAACCAATAGTTAAAGTTCCGCCAGCGTCAGCATATGTTGTCAAGCGCAGTCCCTCGAATGATTTAATAAGATTTAAACCTACTTCGCTACATTTCATTATTCATCACCCCCGATTTTCGATATAATCTTTTCAAGCGCGATCGTATTCCTTTCTAATACATCACGCAGTTTTGAGACTTCTTCCGAGTGTTCTTTCTGCATATCCTTACAATACCAGGCCATGCAGATGCAAGCTACAATCGGAAAAGCATAATTTCCTAATAATGTTGTAACGTCCATTGTTACGACTTCCTTTCTGTGTAGTTATTTTTAGTCGGCGGCTCGTGCGCCTACACGAACGCGCTGACCGCCCTTCCGGGGCTGTGTATTGGTCGCCGCCGATAGTGCCATTTTAGACCTGTGTTGTTATTTCTGTCAATATACAAATTGCACAAAATTAGCGCACTTGTTTTGTGCAATTTTATTATATAATCTAGAATAAATAATTTCAATTTGTCAAGTGATTATTTTAACTAATTTCAAGTGGCGCACGCAGAAATTGATATATTTTAACATATTATCAGACAACTTATAAATAAACTAATTATCGTTTGAATTGTTCTAGTTGTGCATTCAACTGTTTTGTGCAATGTAAACAAAGACATGATGATAAATTTGTTACAATTTCATATTGACAAATGATAATTTGTGCAAACTGTTACAACATAACAGTGTTATGTGGGAAATCTTTGTTAATTTTTAATATCATAATCCC